GTGCTACCAATGCGGGGTGAATCAGCACTACATCTGCGCCATCGCTGCAAGCGAACTCACTCAAAACAAAATTATCGGCAAGCGCAAGGTCCCCGCCATGACGTGACAGCGAGAACTCCTGCACTTCCGATAACGATGCTTCACAGAACATAGTTCAGTGTTTAGGTTCCATGAATATAAGCGAAGTTGTTAACCGTTGTCAACATCCTCAGCTGGTTTCCCCTCGGGGATCAGCATGGCCGCAACAGCAGCAAGTGCTGTGATGGCCTCCCAAATAACCTGAAGCTCTTCCATGCCAATAGGCAGGAACTGGGCCACGATAGCAAGGCCAGCCCATGTAGAGGCTTCTTTCAGTCGGTCAAGTAGTTTCTTAATCATCGTTGGTAGTACGTTTGGTGGTACAAGTGCCGCCACAGGAATCTGCTCCGGTGGGTGCGGCTTTATCTTCTCAAGCATTACTTCTTCTTACGCTTGTAAGACTTCATCTTAGTTTTCTTAGCATATTTACCGTAGGGCATAGTGTCCTCGTTGTTTTAGTTACCACATCTTGCACGACCAGTAGCGCGGCGTAAAAACGTCCTTCGCTGTGTCGCACTTATGTCTTGCACGAAAAGAAGCACGACGCTCAGGATTGCTCTTCTTAATCCGCATATTGGGATCGCCGAAGCGTACCAGCTTTACCTGGTCGCCTTTCTTCGCCAGCACCGCAAACTTCTTACGCTCTCCCGGTGTCCTTTTCGGCTTGTTGTATCCGCTGAAGGTTTCGCCCCGGTAGAGTAGTCGTCCGCTCTTGGTTTTTGAGACATCCTTTGTTGTAGCCATGATTCTATTCGTATGGGTCACACCCTCTCTCTACGAGCATATCATAGGCATTGTCTGCCCGTACTCTTGCCCGCTGATAGGTGTCTATGGTTCTCTCTCTGATGTAGTCAGCCGTCATCTTGGCTGGCTCACCGTTGAGAGTGCGACATTCAACCTCACCTGCCACCACGCTACGGATAATCAGGCCGTCACCCGTATAGTGGATTGATGCCACCGATCCTCCATTGGAAAGCGGCAAAAAGACCTCTGCATCCTCATCATAGGCGCGGACGAATGATGGCTCATCCATGTCAAGGAACTCGTCAATACGAGATACCAAGCCCTTGATGATGTCCATTTCTTCGTCGCTGAAGTGAGACATATCCATGTTTTCCTATGCCTATGAAAAGAATGAAAAGAGTGAAAAAGTAGGCGGGACTCACCCCCCGGCAGGTGAGGGATCAGGGGTTTGGGGGTGGCCCGCCTTAGTCTTGTCGTTGGTTCTCAGTAAACAGCCAAGCGATGAAAAGCTCCTGCTCACCAGTGATTCCGTCGGCAAACTCCATGAGTTCCTCTGAGAATGTATATGGCGTGTACTCAACCATCTCATCTGTACTGATAAGGAAGTCCTCAAAGCGTCCGTAGAAAGCGTCGCCATCGGGCGGTCCCTCACTACCAGGGGATGGCTCCCACTTATGCTCTTCTCTATCGGCCTTGATCCACTCAATGATGTCATCCCAGAATGGCTGCATCTGCTTGACGTTGTGCTTGCAACGGCGACGCAGTTTGCCACTCTCGCTCGTCATAAAGAGCTTCTCCAGGATGGGCTTGCTTCTCCAGATTATGGCGTACTGTATTTTCATTGATCCCTCGGTTTAGTTATTTCTTATAGCCGCCTGTATCAACAGGTTCTCGTTATACAAATATCTCTTGGCGATTAAGACATCGCTTGTCCCAAACCCACAAATCATGCCCTGCTTGCATGATGCGATCACTCATTGTTGCATCGGCAGACTTCGTGCAATTTCCAAGTGTGTCGTGCTGGTATTCAAATGGTCGCGTGTCGGCAATCGCTTCAGCAACGTCCCGCCTCATGAAAAGACACCCAGTTCCTATGAAATCAGTTTGCATAAATTGTCCATCTCGCCGAATTTCCTTACCGCGAATTTCCTCTATTTGTATGCCCACTGGTCGCACCATAGATGCTGAAAACACAGAACGGTCAAAGGGAACATTAGCCATTTCAAACTGTGGTGAAGCATAGTGATTCAGCATCAGCCACCATTCGGCATCAGAAATAAGAAACGTGCGCAGTGCCTCCATTTTAGATCGCTCACGAGGCTTGGCCTCAATAAGAGAAAAATAAAGGTTATCCTGATTGATAAACCACTCAACAAGTGGGTTCCCGACGAACCCCGGTGTTACAACTGTGGCAAGGACACTCACTTGGTATTGAGGTTTTGTTTATTTTTGCCCGCCTTTGTTTACTGGGCTTTTTTTGCTAAGTCTGCTGTCACATTCTTGCACTTAATCTTAATCGCATTTTTTAGGTCATCAAGTGTGGCGTGTCCGCTTTCTGCGTGTAAAATCAAGTCTTTGTCATTATCAATATAATCATCTATCTCAATACCCGCCTCCTCTTCTGTTAGCTCAGCATATCCCGCTTGGGAAAAATCAAAATCATTAGGAACCATGCTTATGCAATGCTCTACCTCTTGGCCCTTGTTTTCATAGTAAATGATTTGATGCAAATATGGGTCATAGCCGTCTGGGTATATATAATTTGTACCCAAATTAGAGCGATTTTTATTGATTTTAACTTGACAGTATTTCATTTTTTTATGCGTTGTTGATTACTGCATAGGCAGTTCCTGAAAATGCTCCTCCAGATGCTGGTATTTTTAATGCCACGCCAGTTGGCCCGCTACCGGGTGAAGCAAAACTGGTGCTTATAGTAGAGGTAATGCCACTGTGTACATATATTTTATCGGCTGAATTATCAGCTGATACAAGGCTGTCATTATTATCTATCGCCAAGCCAGTAGGACTACTACCCGGCGCAGAAAAACTGGTGGTTATAGTAGAAGTAATACCGCTGTGCTTATATATCTTATCGCTTGATGCATCAGCTGAGATAAGGTTTGCGCTACTGTCTACCGCCAAACCTCTCGGTATACCAGACGGTGAAGCAAAACTGGTGGTTATAGAAGCGGTAATTCCACTATGTTTATATATCTTATCGGCCGATACGTCAGACGAGATAAGGTTATTGCTACCGTCTACTGTCAATCCTTGCGGAGACGCACTCGGTGAAGCAAAACTGGTGCTTATAGTAGAGGTAATGCCACTATGCTTATATATTTTATCGCTTGAATAGTCAGTTGAGATAGCGTTTCCACTGCTGTCTATCGCTAGGCCAGACGGATTTATATGCGGTGAAGCAAAACTGCTGTCTATTGTAGAGGTAATGCCACTATGTAAGTATATCTTATCAGAGCTAGAATCAGACGAGATAAGCGTTGGAGTGCTGGCTATTGATCTTATGTCAAGATCAGAGGATGGCGCGAATATCCGCGTGACAAGAGAATTCCCCGCCAGAAATAATTCTTGCTGTGACCCATCCACATCTATTGCTATGGAACCTTCAGTTACACCAGAAGCATCAAGAATGACCTGTGTAATTGTTTCCGATGCAAGCCCATCCAAGGCGGCCCATGTTTCGGCCGTGGTAAATTTATGAGACTGAAAGTTAGATCCACCGCCACCGCCAGCACCAATCTCTACTACGCTGCTGTCATTCTTTCCAAGAAAGAGTTTGCCGTCAGACGTATTAGCAGCCAACTCTCCTTCTGAAAGGGAGCTTGGTACTGCACTCGCGGTGCTACTGCGCTTAACTTTAATCGTGCTTGCCATTAGTAACTTCCACCGTCAATGGTTGCATTAACCGCAACAAATGTTGGGCTTGAGGTTGTCAAGAGGTCTTGGTCTGCAAAGGCAGCATTTCCATACGGCAGGTTGCCCGTAACATCAGTTGTAAGGTCAATTTGACTAAGGGTAATCTGCTGCCCACTTAGTGTGAGATAGTCGTAAGTACCAGCAAGTGTAACGTCCGTTGAGTTATCCGTACCCGCTGCGTCTACACCAAGAGCGGTACGGGCATCAGCCGCTGTTGCGGACCCTGTACCACCGTTGGCTACTGGCAATAATCCAGTAACATCCGTAGTTAAGTCAATCTGGGCTAACGTAATCTGTTGACCACTCAAGGTCAGATAGTCATACGTACCCGCCAGTGTTACGTCAGTAGAGTTGTCGGTACCTGCTTGATCAACATCAAGAGCAGTGCGGGCTGCCGAAGCGGTCGTCGCCCCAGTTCCACCCAGCGAAATTGGTACTGTGCCAGCGGTAATCTCCTGCCCTGTGATGCTTAGATAGTTGCCAGTTACCGCTGCAAGAGTAACATCAGTACTGTTGTCTGTGCCCGCTTGGTCAACGTCAAGAGCGGTTCTTGCACCCGCTGCCGTGGTAGCACCCGTACCACCAAGAGACACGGGGACCGTTCCCGCTGTGATCTCCTGACCGGAGATGCTCAGGTAGTTACCAGCGACTGATGCAAGTGTGACATCGGTGCTGTTGTCGGTGCCAGCAGGGTCAACGCCCAATGCAGTACGTGCACCCGCTGCCGTAGTGGCACCCGTTCCTCCGTTAGCAATAGGAAGAGTGCCAGTTACATCAGTCGCCAGGTCAACAGATCCAAGGGTAAGCTGCTGGCCGCTAATTGTGATGTAGTCAAGCCCCGCAGCAATAGTTACGTCAGTGGAATTGTCTGTTCCTGCCTGATCTACATCAAGGGCCGTCCTCGCAGCAGCCGCTGTGGTTGCCCCTGTGCCACCAAGAGAGACAGGCACTGTGCCAGCAGTAATCTCCTGCCCTACAATGGTCAGGTAGTTCCCTGCTACGGTAGCAAGCGTAACATTCGTGCTATTGTCCGTTCCTGCTTGGTCAACGTCCAAGGCAGTCCGCGCAGCAGCGGCAGTTGTGGCACCAGTACCGCCGTTAGCAATAGGCAGTGTCCCGGTAATGTCAGTAGTAAGGTCTACCTGCCCAAGCGTGATAACTTGACCTGCAATAGTCAGATAGTCATACGCACCCGCAAGCGTAACGTCGGTGCTATTATCTGTACCAGCTGCATCCACGCCAATCGTCGTGCGAACAGTAGCAGCGTCAGCGTCGTCAAGGATGCTACGGGCAAAAGAAGTCAGGTCTGTGACTGCGTAGGTGTCTGATGCGGTTGTGTACAGCATCTTATCTGCCGCCGTCGTGAGGCCAGCGATAGACGTAAGACCCGCATCCTGCGTCTGGTACGTGCCAAGGTCGCTTATCTGGGATTCGGTGATAGAAAGAGCAGCCTGATGCTGTGTAACACTTGACTCAGAGATACGAGCGTCAGCAAATGTACCGCTAAGGATGTCAGCCGTCGCCAATGCCCTCTGCTCATTGCCAGATGACCCGCCTATGAATACATAGGTGTCAGCAAGGTTTGGAATGTCATTGGCACGACCAGAGCCAGATACAATGATAATGCCGTTGCTGTCAGAGCGGGCAACCTTGCCGATGTTCTGCACCGCATCCGCGCTTGACGTTGGGCGCACATTCGTTAGCGTACCAGCGGTTGACGAAAGATAGAGAACGTCACCAACGCTGTACGAGCTGGTATCTATTCCTGCAAGCTCCCCATAAACGGTGACCTCACCATCGCTGTTGTGGTTGATTGCGCCAGAGGCAAGTCCAATGGCGGGGTATTTACCGCTTGTATCAGCATCAGCAAGATCAATCAGGATCTTGTTCCCATTATGACCGCTGATATAAACAGCCGCACCCTTGGCAATAGTAGAGCCAGTGGTATTGCGGACCTCAAGCGTAACAGCATTTGCGTCCGTTACGGTCGTGGGTGAGACGTAGGAGAAAACACCAGTGCTATCGTCATAGGAAAGCTCTGACGTATTGGTGCTTGTCAGGCTGATAGCCGTCCTTGCATCAGAATCCGTATAGTGCGCGAGGTCAGAGATTTGGCTCTCTGTAATCGTCAGGGCGGCCTCGTGCTGCGTAACATTAGACTCAGCGACATTTGCGTCGCCAAGTGTACCAGTTACGTCTGTGCCGAGGTCAATCTGCCCAAGTGTAATCTGCTGACCTGATAGCGTCAGGTAGTCATAGGTGCCAGCAAGGGTAACATCAGTAGAGTTGTCGGTGCCAGCGGCATCTACACCAATCGTGCTTCTGACAGTAGCTGCATCTGCATCATCAAGGATGGAGCGGGCAAAGGAGGTCAGCGTAGTCGTTGCATACGTATCAGACGCTGTGGTGTACAGCATCTTATCCGCAATGGTTGGCAAACCAGCAATAGACGTCAGGCCGCTATCAAGAGGCTGATACGACCCGAAGTCGCTAATCTGACTCTCTGTGATTGAGAGGGCTGCCTGGTGCTGCGTTACGTTGGTCTGTGCAATCCTTGCATCCGCAAACGTCCCAGATGTCACATCTGAAGCTGCATGGGTGTGGCTTCCTATGTAAGCAGAGGCAATGGTATCCCCGTTCCAGGTACCAGTCGTTATAGTCCCTAAGGTCGTTAGGTTTGCGCTTCCTGCCCATGTACTAAGAGCTGTGTTCTCTACGTTGCCAAGACCCACCTGCGTAGCCGTTACGCTATGCGGGTTTGTGGTATCTCCCGTGTGTGTCGTAAGTGCGGATGCCGTTGCATAGGTGCCGAAGTCACTGATCTGCGACTCAGTAATAGATAGTGCCGCCTGATGCTGTGTTACATTTGACTGGGCGATCCGAGCGTCGGCAAAAGTCCCGCTCGTAATGTCACCTGCAGCATGAGTATGCACTGCATTGGCATACGTACCAAAGTCGGAAATCTGCGACTCTGTAATGGACAAGGCACCTTGGTGCTGCGTCACATTGCTCTCAGCAATTCGTGCATCAGCGAAAGTCCCGCTCGTCACATTGGACGTAGCGATACCCCCCGTAAAGGTGCCTGTAAAGGTCAGGTCCGTAAACGTAGCAGCAGCAGCAGTAGCAGATCCAATGACTGCACCGTCAAGGCTCGTGACAGCCACCGTAATGGTGTCTGACGGGTCATCGTGCGTGACCGTGACGTTAGCCCCGCCCTGAATTACAACGTCTCCCAGGTGATCTCTGATAGCCTCACGGACAGAATCAGAGTCCATGAGGTTCTGCACCGTGATCTTCTTGGATACGGGCGTACCAGCAGGGTCAGATACAGTCAGGATGAGATCGCCAGCCGCTACTGACGTTCCTGTTGCAACAGCCGCATCTGTCCACTTACGAGCCATTAGTTGACCTCAAACTTCATGATTTCGCCATCCTCGTA